ACCACTATACAGCGGTCTTAAAGTGAGGTTTGATAGATTGTGATAATATTTTATCGTTAAAAAGATAAAGAAAAGCAATATGAACCGTCCGAGTAAAAGGGTTCATATTGCGTCATCTTCGCAGGTGTCTTGTCATACCCAAGTTGCTGTGTCTATATATCGAAAATATATCAAATATGTGGCTAAATAGGCTTTTTTTTATATATTTTTGTTTTTGCACAAGATAAAAAACATAAATTTGACGTATATGACATTAAGGTGATGACATTAACCGAACCCCAGTCCAACACCTAATTGAGGGGAATTGAGAAAAACAGCTATCAAATTGAGGGGAGTTGAACTTTATTCGTCAACCCTTCAATTTGTATTTATTAAAGTTATTGAATCTAAAAATATAAAGTATAAGAGAAAACTATTTGGATGATATAGAAGATCGTATTAATAACAACTCATGTATGATAAGTATTAAAACAAGAATTTATCTTGTATAATATAACTGAATAGAGGTGGTTTATTTGAAGAGACTTTGGTTTTTAAAAGTTTTTGACAAGGAAGAATATGCAGATAAATTTATAGAAAAAGGTGAAATGAAATTCACCTCTTCGAATAAATTTAGAGAATATCCAGATGAATTTTATAGAAGAGACCACAATGAAGGCTTAATAAGAGAAAAAGTAAAAATACCAAAAGAATATGCAGATTCTAAAATAACTATGAAAGGAATGTACGGCAGAGAATTTGTAATTGATAGTATATTAAAAGCTGTTAAAGATGTAAGAGAAAAAGAATGTGGAGAAGAGGTAACAATAACACAGTATGGTGATATAGAGGCAACGATTGATTATTATACAAAAACATTTATATATTCAGTGTTTTTAGTTGATTCGAATTTCATAGCAAGTCAAAAATTGTTTGATTCACTTAGATCACTTGGAAATTTTTGTGTCTTAGTTGCTGGAGATATAATTTTAGAGGAATTATCAAAATATATGGAGGATAAGGTTGTATATTTGAATCATGGAAAAATAAAGTATGTTGATGAAGAATATTTGAATAAAAATAGGATGAATTCTTTTATTAAGCATGATAAATACAAAGATCAAAATGAATATAGAATTACAATGTTACCAAAAGAAGACTACGAAGGATTAGATTATGTATTTGTAGCACTTGGTAATATAATAAAAATAGCTCAGAAAACAACTGTAGATAAATTTATAGAGATTTTAGATACTGCAAGCAAACAAGTCGTGAAAGATTTGAGAGAAACGACTAAATTTATTTAACTTTAAAAGAATTGCGGTTATTTTAGGTAATACAAATAACTTGAATGAGTTATTGGAAACTATTGATGAATCTGAGGATTAAGCAGATTAATATCAAGTATTATTATTATTTTGCAAACATAAAAAAACTCTTAAAACTAGAAATGTAAAATTTTAAAGTAGACTTTTATAAGAAAATAAATATACGTGAAGCACTTTTAAATAGTAATGTGCTGAAAAAACCATAATACAAAATGCAAGTAAAATGTATTAGCTAATTTTTTTAGGCTCTATTGTTAATATAATACTTAATTAAAGCAGTCATTGTTCCAGAACCAATTATTATGTAACCATATTGATTAAAAAAATCGGCAAACCCCCACCATGGACCTAAAAAAACAAACGCAAGTATCAAAAGTAATAAGTGAAGCAAAACTATCTTGTATGCTTTATCAAACAAAAAGTATAAAATAATTTCAATTACTAATACTATAATAATTAAAAATAGCATAGCAGAATCCTTGGATTAATAATGATTTGATAACCCATCACAAAATAATCCAGACCTTTCTTTATTTGTTTAGTATAATTATCTATATTGTATCATTAGGATGCTTTACCGTCAATAAAGTGGACACAAACATTCATAGTATAAGTTTAATTTTCAATAAATCGTAAAAAAACTGCCTAAAGCATAACATAATGCTCTAGGCGGTTTTCTATTTTTCTGACTATGTAATTTACAAATAAAGACTTGGTTTTTAACAGTCCACTGCATTCGACATGTTTAATTCTAAACTCAATATTATTTTTGTTAATGACTGTGATTGATTTGATTAACTCTCCAAGCAGAGAATCAAAATCGTTACTTTTTGCTTGCTTTAGTAAAATATTATTTATCGTGTTTTTCACTTGTTCAGGTTGGTAGGTTTTGGATAGCTGATTGTTGATTGATGGTAGTTCTAGACTTGAATCATTTAGCTCATTATTGATTTCTTCCATCACTTTTAGTTCAAACTCGTTAATTGGATCAAGGAGTTGTTGCTTCTTTGCTTGTAAGCCGAGAATTTTGGCTTCAGTGGCTTCTTTAACAAGGAGTAAACTAAGTCTTTGCGGATTTGATTCAACAGCCTTATAAACTAAGTTTAAGAAGTCTTTTTTATTACTTATAATGTATTTCAACTGATTTAGAATTGCCTTGTCTAAGATACTTACTGAAATGTTTTCACCTGGACATGTTTTAATCATTTTGTTGGAAGGACACATCATCATGTTTCTTGAGTATTCAGAGTTTGTGTTCTTTTTTCTGCGAATATAACTTTTACCGCAATATGGACATTTTAACATCCCTGCATATTTGGTATGCTGATTGTACATGTCTTTATCAATCTTTTCAGAAGTAATATGATGAAACTTTTCAATTTGAGCTTTTCTGATTTCTTGAGCTTTATTAAATAGTTCTTGGGTGACAATTGGCGGGTGAGAGTTTTCCACATAATACATGGGTAACGTTTCGTTTTTTACTTTGAGTTTTGCTTTAAAAGAAGGTCTAACTGTTTTTTGAAGGAGTGCATTACCCGTATATTTCTCATTCTTTAATATGTTATAAATCGCATTACCATACCATTTACCTTTGTTGTAAGTGGTTTTTATATTGTTTGAATTTAAGTGTCTGATAATTTCACTAACACCAATACCTGTCGTATACATCTCGTATATCTTTCTAACAACTGCAGCTTCATCTTCGTCAATAACCAGGTTCCTATCTTCATCATATTTATATCCAAGGAATCCTTTTGCTACAATATAGAACTTACCTTCAGAGAACCTCTTTCTAACATTCCATTTAACGTTTTCACTCACATTTCTTGCTTCTTCCTCAGCCATACCAGAAAGCACAGAGATGACGAATTCAATCTTAGGGTCAAAGGAACTAATATTCTCATTTTCAAACCACACCTCAACTTTTGCTTGCTTTAAGTTCTGAAGGATAGTGATTGTGTCCACAACGTTTCTTGAAAACCTGGAGATTGATTTGGTAATGATGAGATCAATGAGTCCACTTTTAGCCATTCCAATCATTGTTTGAAATTGGGTTCTCTTACTCATGTTAGTTCCGGATTTGCCCTCATCAGCAAATACGCCTATGAAATTCCAGTCTGATCGCTCCATGATCATCTTTGTGTATGTTTGGACCTGGGTATCAAAGCTTAAGTGAGCAACATCTTTTAATGTTGAAACTCTAGCATACGCGCATACATTTTTCTTACGTACCTGATTATCAATTAGTGTTTCAATCGATGTGATTTCTCTAATGTCCATCTTTGCCCTTGTCCATTTCTATAAGTCTCCAATTAATTTCATTACCATCATGAGTATAAGTGCCATTTAAGATGGGGAGATATTTTTTATATTTTTCTATTTCATCTCCAAAATTAATAAATTCATCATCCGAACTTGAGGTTAGAAAGATAACTTCTGTTGGGGATGTGACAATGATTTTTTTTACCAGCATCATTAGTGCTTCCCTGCTGATGATGTTTTGCTTTTCTTCTAAGAAGCTTTTGAGCTGAATGATGCGTTCCTTATTTAAATGTGAATCCATAAGTTTTGATTTGTAATCACTTAGTGTTTGATTGAGTCTTTTGAGTTCAGCTTTTTTATCTAAAAATACGGATTGATAATATTTGTCATCATCTGTAGAAGTGCTTGATATTCTAAGCTGAATTAAATTTTTAATTTCATTTTCGATTGCTATGACTTGATGCTCTGCAGATTCAATCTGTTCTTTAATGATTGGCTGCGTTAGATTAGATTCTAGAAGTAGAAGTGTTTGATTCATAATCTCAGGTGCTTCTGAGTTGATTTCATGAAAGACATACGCACTCAGTGTTTCTAATAATTGATTATCAATTGGCGTGTTAGAACAACTGCAGTGTTGCTCCCTGCCATTCTTACAGCTTAATACAATTCTGTTATAGCTCGTATTTGGATTGTAGTGCTGTCTATTCATTTTTCTATGACAAATCCCACAATAGACAATGCCACTTAAAGGATATCTATTGGCAAACCTAGAAGAACCCTGCTGCATGCTGCGTTCCTTTTTAATATTTTGTACAATCATAAAAAGTTCTTTAGAAATGATCGGTTCATGATTATTTGTTATGTAATATTTAGGTGCTTGGCCAGTGTTTACAACTGATTTATGTGTTAGATAGTCTATGGTGACTCTTTTTTGCAAAATGACGTCTCCTGAGTATTTCTCATTGGTCAGGATAGACATAACAGTCGCTGGTTTCCAGAAAACCTCACCACGTCCATTTTTGATGTTGTTATCTGTTAACATATTCGCTATATCCCTGGTTGATGAACCAGATAGATAAAGGTTAAATATTATTTTGATAATCTTGGCTTCCTCTACGTTAATAATAATCTTTTTATTTTCATCTTTGTCATAACCTAAAAATCTTTTTGTATTGATATGAACAATCCCTTCTTTAAATCGTTTTCTAAATCCCCATTTGACGTTCTCACTGATGTTTCTTGATTCTTCTTGAGCAATCGATGAAAATATTGTCAGCATAAAATCCACTTTAGGATCACTTGAGTATAGATTCTCTTTTTCAAAGAAGATCTCAACACCAACACCTCTAAGCTCTCTAATCATGGTTAGGCTATCGACAGTGTTTCTAGCAAAGCGTGAAATTGACTTTGTTAAGATTAAATCAATCTCTCCTTCTTTAGCATCATCGATCATCTTTAGAAACTGCAATCTTTTTTTCGTGCTCGTTCCAGATAAGCCCTCATCAGCGTACATCCCTTGAAATATCCATAGTTGGTTTTCGTTAATAAGTCTCGTGTATTCATGAATTTGTGCTTTGTAACTATTGATCTGATCTTCTTGATCTGTAGAGACGCGTGCGTAGGCGCATACCCTTTTCTTTTTGATCCCTTGAGATGCACCAAGATCAACACTATGTAATATAGGGTTAATCACGGTGACTTTGCGTTCTATCATCATAGTTGACCTCCTTAACTTTCATGTGTATCTATCACTCATGTTGCTCTAAATAGCAAGTCATTTTGAAACTAATTTTATTAAGCTGCTGTGATCAAGTTGAATTCAATCCTTAGTTCAATTAAAGATTGATACCATTCAAAAAATGATATTTTATTTTCTGTTTTTAATATATCCAAATATGCTTTTTTTTGATAATAAATTGTATCTATGATGTTTTTCATTTGATCCTTTCTAAAAGTGCAAAAGAAAAAAGAACTGCCTAAGCAATTCCATGAAAGGATCTTTTGTCATCTGTACGAAAAAGATACGACAACAACTATCTGATTTACCACTGATAGTCTATCACAAACTAAATCATAAAACTATATGCGCATTGCATAAAACACTTAAAAGAAGTTCTCGATTGAAAAATCTTTTTTTAGTGTCCCCATGAACACACCTTTAAAGATGAGGTTTTCTGCATGAGCCTTTGTAAAATACTGAGGCTCATCGTTGATAAAGAATATACCACCCTTGTCTTTATTGAAAAAAACTTTTGAACTGTAAATAGAATCATAATATTCAAATAGCATGACACGATTATGTTGATTTGTTTGTGTGCGCCAATAAAAATCAATTTCAAGCTCAGTCTTTTTAACAGTAATGACATCATCATTAATTGTTGAAAGGGCCATCTGTATAGTAGGCACAATTTTGGTTTCTTTGTACTCAAAGCTCCGGAATGTTATCTTTTTTTCACTTCGATTTGAATATGGATTACCAATGATGTCATCTACCCGAACATTATAGAATCCAGAAAGTGTTATGAGATCATGAATGCCGATTTCTCTTACACCTGTCTCGTAATTGACATAACCTTGTCTGGATTTATTGATGATTTTTGCCAACTGTATGGGTGATAAATTATTCATCAAACGTAGTCTTTTTAAATTTTCACTAATGAATAAATTATTAAAATCATAATCAGAATTTAAGCCAGTAGACATATAGTTCACCTCGTTATAAGTATCATGTAATTATTATAGTGCAACATATGTAGGATAGTCAAGGGTTATGTATACATTAATTCATAAATATCATGTATTTTATGGGCAATAATAGGAAAGATTTAACTCTCTTTGTTGCAACGATTAAATAATCATAAAAAGTCATTTTTTGATTCTTTCTAATCCGATATAATCTAGCATGTCATCTATAAAACAATGGAAAGGAGACAAAAACGGATGTTTGAACAAGATTTGCCACGAGTGAGAAAGAAGTACATTCCTTTAGTGCGTGACTATTTAAAAGGCTACCGCTACAAAACGGTGTATTCTGCGGAATCTATATCGCGAGAATTAGATATTTCAGCAGTTTATTACCGTCAAATTGAAGGAGGCCAAAGGGGAAGAAGACTACCTATTGAGCTTGTGATTGAACTTATTGGATTGTTACAAGTTGATGCTTTAGAATTTCTTAAAAATGAAGCTGAATACTTAGTAGAATTTGAAAAATTAAACAGTATTAAAAAAAGAAAAAAGATCATTTGGTAATCAATAATCTGAATGTTCTAAGTTAAGTATAATATAAAAAAAGAAACAGGTGAAAAGATGCTCGAAAAAGAGAGGTTTAAGGAACTCACCCAAAAATATCTAGAATATCTAGATGTGAAGATTCCTACTAAGATAACCTATGCGAGGATCCTTCGTCAATACGTCGATTATGTAGACACACTATCTGATTTACCAACTCGTAGTGATGTTATGGCATATAGAGAGAAACTTAGAACAAGAAAATTGAGCGCAACAACGATTGCGTTACACATGGTCATCATCCGGAATTTTTATAGATGGTTTCATATTGAAGGATATGGTTCAAGTGTTGCAGAGGGGATTAAAAGTCCTAAAATTGAAAAAGAATTCAAACGTTCAGCATTAACAGAAGAACAATCAAAAAGACTTCTTCAATTTGCTTATAAAAAATCTAGTAGTTCAATTATTGATTTTAGAAACTATACCTTAGTATCTTTAATGATTACAACAGGTATGAGAACCATTGAGGTAGAAAGGGCAGATAAATCAGATATTAGCGAATTAGACGGCGGATATGTGTTATTTGTTATGGGTAAAGGAAAAGATACTAAAAATGCAGTCATTAGGTTATCACCACAAGTCTATGACTTAATTGAGGCCTATATTATTATACGAAACGATCAAGCAGAACCATTATTTATTAATCACAAGGGCATATACGCACATAATCGTATGGTAACAAGAAATATTCGGTTTGTTATTAAAGAAATGTTTAGGGATATCAATATCGATGATAAGCGCTATTCAGCTCATAGTTTGAGACATACCACGGCCACTTTGTCACTTGATGAAGGCGCCGGCACAGATGAAGCACAGTTGCTCTTAAGACATTCAGATCCAGCAACAACCAAGCTTTACTTGCATCGTAAAAGAAAAAAAGATGGTTTTTACGAATATAAGATTAGTGATAATTTGTTTGATTTTTTAGTAGTTGAAAAGGAAGAAAAGGAATAATATTGTGTAAGACAAACTATATAAAAGAAAATGGAAGGATACATTATGATCAAAGAGTTTGAGAACAGCCTTTATGGAAAAGTTCGTACAGCGATTATCGAGGATCAAGCTTGTTTTAACCTAAAAGATATAGCACATATATACGGCATTAAAAGTACTAATGATTGTCGCTCACGTATTCCATCAGAAAGCGTAAAGGTAATAGATGTTCCTACAACTAATAACGGAACGAAAAACATGTATTTTATCACAGCAGATCAATTGAGCAGTTGTATGTTTCAATCGACTAAAATTGAAGCTGAAGGCATTAGCGACTGGTTATACCGTACTGTTTTACCACAACTAATCAAATATCATACGTATCGTGTAAATGATTTCAAAGATCCGGATTTGATTCTTAAATTTTTAGATGAATTTGAAGACTTGCGCATCAAAAATAATATCGTAGAAACACAACTGAAATTAAATGCACCAAAAATTAAATATATTGATATGCTTCTAGGAACAAGTAGTAGTGTTGATTTAGATATTGCGCATGAACTCATTAAATATCAAGGATTAAGAAGCACAGAATTATTAAAAATTCTACGAGCTAAGAGAGTTTTAGATGATTCAAATAGTCCACTACAAGAATATTGTGATAAGAAGTATTTTAGAGTGGTTGAATCCAGGGTTGTAAGTTCAGGATCAGTTGTCACATCTCAACGCACCTATGTTTACCGAAGTGGCATTACATTTATTGAACGCATATTAAAAGAATACGAGGGAGTCAAGCATGATCGAAAAGCAAAAAGCTGAACTATATAAACTAGACGAGGTGGCTAAATATTTAAGAGTTTCAAGAAGAACAATGTTTTCATATATTAAATCAGATAAGATTGCAGCCTTTAAATTAGGGACAGAATGGCGTATATCAAAAGATAGTTTAGAAAAGTTTCTTGAAACATTGATTAAAGGTCCAAAGAAATAATATTTTTTTATTGCACCGGTAATGTGTGTATGTGGCTTAACGAACAAGAAAACATAAGAAATCACATTCAAATGAGTACAATTTATATACGTTCATAGGAAAACCCCAAAATAAGGGTTTTTCTATGAACTGAAAGGAAATTATATGGCACGACCATTCATCGAAGGTTTAAAATACTTTCCTTTTGATGTAGATATTTTTGAAGATGGAAAAGTCATGGATATGAATTTGGAATATGGCATCTTAGGAGAGATGGTTTACTTTCGGATGTTAACACTTATCTATAGACAGGGCTATTATTTAGAGATGAGTATTGAGCTTGCAGCAAAGACTTTAATTAGATCGATGGGTAATGCCTGGGTTCCAGGTGTTAAAGAGATTAAAGCGGTTATTAAGAGAGCTGCAGAGATTGGTTTGTTTGATGAAGCACTGATGGATAAGGGTGTTTTTACATCAAAAGGTATCCAGAAACAATTTGTATTAGCGACGAGAAGAAGAAGGATCATAACCAATCGTAAGTATTGGCTTTTGGATGATGAAACAATGCTTGAATTAAGTAATTTCTATAAAAACATCTATAAGGATTATGGTAACAATAACCCTAGTTACTGTAACAATAACCCGAGTTATGGTGACAATAATGACACCTCAAGTGTAGTTAATGTAACAAAAGCAGGGGTTTCTGTATACAAAAGTACACAAAAGGAAAAAGAAAAGAAAAAAGAGAGAGATAAAGATAAAAAGGATAAAGAGGATAAAGTGGTTTTTAACCCTCCTAAAATCCATTTTATAACCCAAAGACTCATTCAAAACAATTACCTAGAAGAAGACTCCATTGAGATTGGTAAGTATAACAAGTTATTTATAGAAGCAATAGATGCATATGGATATGATGATGTCTTAGTAGCAACTGATTACATCGTGAGTTTTTCTAAAAATCCAGAAAAGCCCATTGAAGATAACTTTGCGTTTTTAAGAAAATCGTTAATAAATAATTTAGAGATGTTTAAAAAAAGGAGAGAAAATAATAATGAATCAATCAAAGACTGGTTTAAACGACTTGTTTTATAAATGGATAGACGATTTGAGAAGAGCAGATAGATTTTTACAGGAATATCCAGAAAAATTTAAGTATCTTGAAGTAAAACTTATTGGATATAAAAGTGTTTCATTTGATCAGATTATGTCAACAATATCTAATTTTAAATCAGATGAATCAATCATCTATTGGCTGGATAGAATAGACCAACTTGATAAACAGAGGGAAATTTCAGATGAATTGTTAAGAAGTTACTGGAGTCTAAAAGAAAGCTTGACTCTTGGTCAAAGTAGAGCATTAAGGATGATTGTCGATCTAGATAATTTTTATAAAGGCAACTCATATTTTCAAACAAGTTCTTTTAAACAGTTTAGAAATTTAGTTATAAGAAAGTGGGAAGAAAAGTTTAAAAACAGGTAAAAAGCATTGATATGAAATACTCTCATTGTAAGCACCAAAGTTATCTTTGATTGCTCCGTGGGCTATATTGTCCTATGGTGTCCTATAAAAGGTATGTTGACGTTGCCGTTCACGAATGGTTCTCGGCAGTAAAACTAGAGATGTAAGACCAGTTTTCGAAAAGGAATTGGTTTTTTCTCTTTTCAATATTAGAATCTGAAGTGGTTATCTTCAAATGAATTTTGATATTGTGTCGATTTATATTGATTAAAATGGTAAAATATATTAAATGTTGTAGTTGTACATAAAAATTGATTGAATCAATAATTGAGGGGAAAATTTATGAGCAAAAAAACCAATGGAGTAAATGATGAATTTTACACGCCAGCAGAAACAATCATAAATGAATTGAAATGGTATGGATATGATGGAGAATTCAAAGGTAAGACGGTATATCTACCATGTGATTTTGATGCAACGTTACCATATTTGAAAAAAGAAATAAAACATGTCAAGACAATTGATGGTTTTTTAGAATTTAATGAGGAAGTTATTATTTATAAAGTTATGCCAGAACTTTTTACTGAAAAAGACAAAAATAATACACCAAGAAATTGTCAATTCGTTGCATATTTAACGGAACACAAAGAAGATTTTCACATAAAAGATATTTTCATAAGTGGATTTGATGCAATTACTGGTAAGGGGTTAAGATTTCAAGATGCCCCATTTGAGCAATTTGATGTAATAATTACAAACCCACCCTTTTCACAAATGAATGAATGGATTAATAAAATTATCGAGTTTAAAAAAACAGGTGGAGAATTTCTGTTCTTAGCTCCTTTGTCAATTCTTACAAATACTTTTGCCTTCCCCTACTTTAAGGGCCAGGATTTATGGTGTGGATATACTGAACCTAGCAAATATGAAGATGCAAAAGGTAATTTAGTTTCTCAATATTTGCCATCTGTATGGTTAACCAATTTTGATGTTAAGAAACATAAACTTAAAAGGATACTAACGAAAAGTTGGAAAGATAAACCTGATGAGTTTATGCCTTATTGGAACTATGAAGCAATAAATGTACCAAGTGTAATTGATATACCTTATGACTATTCTGATGTATTTGGAGTTCCAGCAACCATGCTGAAGGATTTGCATCCCGATCAATTTGAGATTATTGGTCTTGGTCAAGGGAAAGAACAATTTCAGTCATTGCCTGGATGGATAGACAGGTCTAATTGGACATTTAAGGATTATATGGAATATGCTGATACTCCAAAGACTGCACATAGTTTTGATGTATCTAGTCTGCTAATAATCTCAAAAGACCTTATTAATCCCTATAAGGCACCATTTTGCAAAGTTCTGTTAAAGAATAAAGAATTGATTGAGGGAAGAGAATATTACACTTACAAAGATGTAGTTAGTTTTGTCGAAGATCAATCTAAGATAAAATCGCCTGATGATATATGGAATCCTAAATTATTCAAAACACGAGGGAATCAAAAAGCCAAACAAGGTAAAGGAGATGGAAAAAAATGAAAAGAGAAATCACAAGTTTTTCAGTTGAAGAAATAACAAAACTGATTAAGCTGAACCCTGCTACACTGGAAACATTACCTGACACTATAATTAAAGTAAATATTGAATATCAGCGTGGCGTAATCTATTCAGCAGAAAAGCAAGCCGCAGTACTTGAAAGTATTATTAAGGATTTTGCAATTCCCTCTATAGTACTTTGGAAAAACATTGAAGATGATACCTATGATGTTATTGATGGAAAACAAAGATTAACAAGTATATTTTTATTTTTAAGTGGAAATCTTCAAATTAATTACATCGGAAATACGAAAAAATATTATTCTCAAATTAGTGAAGTTGACAAAAAGAAAGTCAAAGAATATCAAATACCATTTATTATAATGAGTGGAACAAAAGAAGAAGAGCATTTTAAACATGAATTGTTTGAAATCTTAAATATAACAGCAGAGAGTTTAAATAAATGGGAATTACTGCAAGGATCTTATTATGGAAATTTTTTGAACACGTTCAAAGAAGAAATTCAGAATCCATTAAATGTTGAAATTCAAAATGATTTTAATTTTAGAGATAAGAGTGTACCAGCAAGAGCTAGATATTCTGGGGTTTATAAGTTACTGTTAATTCATCTTGATTCAGAAAATGAAATAAAAAAATTCGTGGAAACCCATCGAGAAGATAGTGGACAATTATTCTACAATAAGGAAATAAAGAGTGTCTTAACAGAAATTAGTAAATTGCCTGAACCTAGAAATGTTGCAATTTATTATGAGATAATAAGAGAAATATTAGGAGATAATACAAAATATAAGAATTACAATTCAAAAAGAAATGAAGTAATTACGGACTTAAAAGGTTTCTATGCTGAAAATGTTTATACGAAAATTACTGGAAATGATTTAAGAATCGTACTTAGAAATATATTTGGATTAGAGTGTGGTTTTGTAGAATTGGACCCAAAAAGGATTTTTAACCAAACTGATAGGGATGACTTGTATAAAATTTATGATGCCAAAAGAAAAACCGAAAATGGATTAGTTCGGTGCCCTAAATGTGGTAAACTTTTTGACCATAAAGCAATGCATATTGATCACGTAATACCTCACAAACTAGGAGGAAGAACGGAACTAGTTAATGCGCAATTTTTATGTTCACATTGCAATCCAAGCAAAGGCACAAACTAAAAAATGTCCTCTACTTTCCCACCATGTCCTACAAAGGGTATGTTGATGGACAAAAGAACACTTTTCAGTGTTTTCATCAAAAAGTGCGAATTTATTTGTGCTACTATGACACCAAAGTTATCTTTGATTGCTCCCAAAAACCAGGGGAAAACAACACTAATTTTGATGAAAAAAGACCTTATTTCTAATGATAATGTGTACCCTATGTCAAGGACTAAGTTAGACAGAATTAGAATAGACATGTTAAACTAGATTTATATACATATGATTATGCGTTAAATAAATGGAAAGCGGTATGTTAAGAAGTATTTAAAAATAGACATTTTTATTTTATTGCACCGATAATCTGTGTATATGGACAAGTCGATAAGAATACATAAGAATTGAAATACATCTGACTATAAATAGGTGCTTTTTATAGGAAATGGAAATTCTCTTAGCCATCAAATTATTATGCTTAGGGCATATAGATAAAAATTGACATTTATGATAAACTCTAATTATCGTGGAATACTGGCTCAAACCGAGCTTAGAAGCAAAGGACCTTACTTATCGTGAGATCCTTTTTCTTTTGCAATGAATTGTAGTGTTTCAACTAGTAAATAACTTCAGTTTTTGAAATAGACTGAAGAAATGAGGAGTTGTACCTATTGGCAAAAGTACTAGATACCTATCTGCAATGGCAAGCAGATAGAGTACTTGATGAAAAATTAAAAACGATTCAAGAGCTCGTTTCAAAACGTATATTACAAAAAGATATCTCAAAAGTTATCGGAGTAAGCGAAAGAACACTTATTAAATTAAAAAGAGCACATCCAAGATTAAATCAAGCATTTATCAATGGGGATGATGATCTAAAGTACAAAGTATTTGATGCGCTTTATCAAAGAGCAGTTGGCGGAGATTATGAAGAATCACAAACAATCATTGAAGAAACCAAAGCAGGAACAAAAAAGCGAATCGTAAAAACGAAGAAGAAAGTTCAACCTGATGTATCAGCTATCAAATATCTTTTATTGATTAAGTTCGGTAAGGAATATAACGAAAGACGCGAAGAGATTGATGTCATGATTAAACGATTAGAAAAAGGTGAGGAGGTTTGGACCAATGAATATAGTGATGAAGAAAACTCTGGAGTTATTAGAATACGAAAACAATCCAAGAAATAATGATGCTGCAGTTGATGCTGTAGCAAATAGTATTAAAGAATTTGGTTTTAAAGTGCCGATTGTGATCACTAGTGATCATGTTATTATTGCAGGGCACACAAGGCTTAAAGCAAGCCTTAAGCTAGGACTGGAACTTGTTCCTTGCATCGTTGCTGATGACCTCACACAGGCGCAAATAAAGGCCTTTCGTTTGGCTGATAACAAGACTGCAGAGCTAGCAACCTGGGATTTCAGTAAGCTTGAAGAAGAACTATCAAATATCGATATGGATATGCTTCAGTTTGGATTTGAAGATCTACATTCAGATGTTCCAGAAAATGCAACTGATGATGACTTTGATCCCACAAATGATTTATCAGAAAAACCTTTCTCAGAGATTGGCGATATTTATCTCCTTGGAAACCACAGAGTTATGTGTGGAGATTCCACCAAAAAAGAAGATGTTCAAAAATTACTGGACGGAAAGACAATAGACATGATCTTTACTGATCCACCATACAATGTGGATTATGAAGGAACTGCAGGGAAAATTATGAACGATAAGATGGAAGATAACGCCTTCTATCTTTTTTTATTGTCAGCATTCACAAATATGTTTGATTCCATTAAATTAGGCGGAGCGATATATGTATTTCATGCTCACACAGAAGAACTTAATTTCTTATTGTCCTATATTAAAGCAGGATTTAAGTTAGCACAAATACTCGTATGGGAAAAGAATGTGTTTGTTTTTGGTAGACAAGATTATCATTGGAGACATGAACCAATCATATATGGTTGGAAAGAAGGAGCTGCACATTACTTTATAGATGATTATACACAAGATACAATTTTCAACTATAACAAGCCAAGCAAAAACGAACTTCATCCAACAATGAAACCACTAGAACTAGTTGGCAAAACAATAGCCAATTCATCTAGGGTTGGTGAAGCAATATTAGATTTATTTGGCGGTTCTGGATCCACAATGATTGCAGCTGACCAACTTCAAAGAAAATCACTACTCATGGAACTTGATGAAAGATATGTCGATGTCATTGTGAAAAGATATATTAGACATAAAGAATCGAGTGTTGATTGTTATTTAATCCGGAAGGGCAAATCCGTTTCTTTGGATAGTATATCCGAATTTCAAAATAACTGACTATAGTGACGAATTAACTTGCTATTATTTGCCTTTAGAGTGATATATGTAGTAACCGAAAAGGTAAAGGAGAAAAACAATGTTTAAAGAATTCAATGCACATCCAAAAGAGATCAAAACATCTGACTGTGTAGTAAGAGCAATATCGACTTCCAAGAATACCGATTACAGCACGTGCAGGCGCGAGTTAAATCAACTCAAAAGAGAATGGGGATTTACAAGTTACAAAGATACAAAGTTCTTGTATAAATATTTCGAAGGATATCCAAGACTAATCTTCAAAGCAATAAAAGGGGAACCTAGAATCAAAGGATCTGACTTTACATTGATTCATCCAAAAGGAATTTACGTATTAAAAATGACAGGACATGTTACAGCTTGTATCGATGGAGTAATTCTTGATACTTGGGATTGTAGTTATCGTTCAGTTTATACAGCATGGGAGATTACAAAATGAAAACAAACTTTTTAAGAAAAGCATCAAGCGATGAACTGATTCCACAAGATTCATTTGTTATTGAAAAAACCGTTATTGTTGAAAAAGAATTGTTTGAGTGTTTCATTCATGATCCACTCAATGATTATGATTTCATTAAAGACAATGTTGAACTCATGTATTGTGATAAGGATGAAGTCTTTCACTGCATCTTTGTTACATCAGAAGAACATGATTTCGGTATCCTTGTTGAAAGTGAAGGATATCATTATGCTAGGTACGCAGCTTATCTTCTAAAAACATATAAATTAAGATAAATAATAGAAGGGATTAACCAAGGAGCGAGATACAAGCTCCTTTTTTAGTGCTTCAACAGGAGGAGTTTAAATGCAAAGAATAACGAGTGAATCTGTTTTTAGTGGACATCCTGATAAAGTCTGTGACCAAATCAGTGATGCTATTTTAGATGCAATATTAGAACAGGATAAAGAATCAAGAGTAGCGGTTGAAACAGCTATAAAAGATAATTTTGTTTTTATCTTTGGTGAGGTAACAACAACAGCTTATATTAACTATAAAGCAGTAGCGAAAACTGTACTTAAAGATATTGGATATGACGATGAGTTTGTTGTTATGGAACTCATCAGTAAACAATCACCAGATATTGCGATTGGTGTAAATGAATCATCATCTAAAGAACAAGGTGCAGGTGATCAAGGGATCATGTTTGGTTACGCATGTAATGAGACAAAAGAATTGATGCCACTACCAATCATTCTTGCACATCGAATTTCAAAAGGTATAGATAAAGCAAGAAAAGAAAAATACGGACATATTTTTGGACCAGATGGTAAATGTCAAGTTAGTGTTGATTACAAAGATGGCAAACCACATAGCATTCCTATAGTTGTTGTTTCTGCACAAACCAAGCCTGGAGTAACAAGGGAAGAATATGAAAAAATCATCATGGGTATTGTGTTAAACTCAATGGATCAAGAAGATCTAATCAAAAAAACAAAGATCTTGATAAATCCAACAGGGGAGTTTGTGATTGGCGGTCCTAAAGCAGACTCAGGATTAACAGGCAGAAAGATTATTGTTGATACGTATGGTGGATACTCCAAACATGGAGGAGGTTCTTTCTCAGGAAAGGACGTAAGCAAGGTTGATCGCAGTGCGGCTTATTATGCCAGATACGTAGCAAAAGCCGTTGTAGCGGCAAATTTAGCGACACACTGCGAAGTTAGTTTAAGCTATGTGATTGGGAAAGCTGATCCAACAAGTATACTGATAAATACTTTTGATACAGGCGTTACCGGTGATGATGAAATACAAAGTTTAGTTGAGTTTGTGTTTAACTTCAAACCAGGATCAATAATAAAAGAACTTGAGCTAAGCAATGTCAAGTTTAAAGAGTTAGCAAAATATGGTCATTTTGGCAGAGTTGATTTGCCTGTTAGATGGGAGCATGTTAAAGATAAAGCAGCTCTATTAAAACGATTTTATGAAAAAACCTAAGGTCTTACACAACTTCTATAAGTCTGCAGAATGGCAATTAGCAAGACAATTAAAAATCACGCAAGTCAATGGCAAGTGTGAACGATGTGGTGCTGTAGGACAAGAAGTGCATCATATGGTAAGACTTAATATAGAAAATGTTAAGGATGCTTCAATAAGCATTAATCAAGAAAACTTAGAATTGCTTTGTAAAGATTGTCATAATAAAGAACATGATAGGTTTAAATCTATACAAGAATTTGATGATGATGGAAACTTAATTTCTAGATAACCTCGAATAAATCATACAAATTTGATATAATCAACTAAAAGAGGTGACACTTTATGAATAAAAAAGTAATTGTGTTTGACACAAATGCGCTATTAGATATTTATCAATATACAAATCAAACCATAGAGCAAATTGTTAATTTTTTTCAAAGTCAAAGTGAGTATGACTTGTATATTTCATCTTTTGTACATGAAGAATTCAAAAATCATTATTTAGAGGCCCGTAGTAAGAGTGGTAATAGAAACCCTATACTTAAATTTAAATCTAAATTCAATGGTTTTCATAATTCAACATCAGTAAAAATAAATGATTTGATAAATGATAAATCATATAAAGGCTATAAGACTAATATCGAAGCAGGACTTATTGATCTAAGAGAAAAGGTATCGGTAGGGTTGAATGATCTAAAAAATGAAATAGAAAGCTTGTATAGTATCGAAGATATCGGTTATTCTGGAGATGATTTAATATCTGATTTAGTTAATAGTGTGTACGCTAAATGCAATGCTAACAAATATAATATTCATGAAAAAATATTCATGTCCATTATTGCTGACCAACGAATCAAGTTAAACCTAAGACCGGGACTTACGGATTTGAAAAAAGAAGGATTTAGGAAATATAGTGATATATTTATATGGTTGGATTTAATAAAAATCTCAAAAGACTATGATGAAGTTGTATTTATTGAGAATGAAATAAAAAAAGACTGGTGGGAAAATGATAGTTACAAAGAACCTGCTGATAATATAGTTAGAGAATGGGAAGACTTATTTGACGAGAAGAAGACTCTCACTATGATTAGGCTAGATGCTTTACTGATTAGTCAAGCCGAAGCTTATTTAGATGGTGATGCACAATTAGAAATTACTCGATTAGCATCTGAATTTCTCAAATCAATAAAAACCAAATCGATGTTTTTGAACTTACCTGTTAATGATAGACTAGGTGACTTTGCACCAAATGATATTGACTTCATTTTGTTGGGAGAAGAACTAAATGGAGGGAATATTGATGAAATTGAAGTTTTAGAAATGTTAGAACCTGAAACGTTGACTAATGATGTGAGATTTCAATATGATAGTACCACAAGAACACTCTTTGCCGAAACTCAGGTGAAAGTACCATATATTGTTAACGTGATTAATTCATTTGGAAGATATTCAACGCCAGAATATTATCATGGAACAGTGTATATTACTTTTAACTGTGAATTTGAGTTCTACTTAATTACTAATAATGACCTAGAGTATTACTTGAATTCTGTTAGATATGATATACATAAAACAAGTGTTGATATTAATGAGTTGAAGGCATCGAACGTGTATGATGATTAGCCCCCCCTAGTCTTAGCAAGATATTTTTGTTGGGTACCGTACAGGTGGGCAATTAAAATACACAAGGCATAATTTTTGAAAATTAGGAATTGAGGGTCAGTTATATGATTGAGAAGGAATCTTTTTATAAATTTATTGATTATCTTTATGAACATTTTCTTGTAGAAAAATCAGACGAAACTAATTGGGTTTATTCTGGTTTCATTTTTGATTATATATATGAAAATGGAATATATAAGGATGAGTATTTTTCAGTAGAAGATTATTTTTACATCAAAGTTGGAATGCAATATGATGAATCAATAGATTTACATCAGTATTTTAATGATAAATCCGAAGATAAAATCATTTTATTTATTGAGAGTATTTATAACTTATTCGACAAATTTGGCGACAATGAAAAGTACCAAAGTTTTTGTAATAAAATCATTAAAATGTTGAATAGAAACAGTCTAAACATTTTGTCAGACACAATTTACTCAAGAATCATATCGAGCAATTCAACTAAAGAAGGATATTTTTGTGTAGTTGAATTTATTAACGATTTTATTGTAAGGAAAAAATTAAAACCACATATGATTTCTGATGATACAATAAGTCGCTTCAAACATGAATACAAAATGATGGAAAAATTATCTCAAAACACTAAGTTTTTGAAAGTGTATGATTATAACCAAGAAACGAATAGTTATTTTATGGATCGTTGCGATATGGATTTGTACGATTATCTAAAAGAAAACAAGTTGGATGAAAAGAGAAAAGTTGAGTTAATTAAACAAATGATTGATTTAATGGACGTTGCATATGGACAAAAAATAATTCATAGAGATTTACATCTTGGAAATTTGTTGGTCCGTGGAAGTCAACTTTTCATATCTGATTATGGTCTTGCAAAAGACAGCGATGTCAAACGCTCGCTTATCTCTTCGACAGGACCCAAAAACGATCACTTTTTTGTTTCACCTGAAGGTATGAAAGATATAAAGCAAGTAGATGTTAGAAGTGACATTTACTCCATTGGAAAAATTATTGATTACATAATGGGGAATGGAATATTGGGCACAAATCATTTTTTGTTACCCGTAGTTCACAAGTGTATAATGATAGAAAAAAGCGACAGGTACTCAGATTATAAGTCACTGATTCATGCTCTCAACAATATCATTGATGTAACTACAAATGGGCAAAATCATTTGTTGGTGCTGAATAACATCATTAATGGTGAGTGTAATGAGCTTGAAGTGCAATTTCTAATGGATTTGTCAGAACATGCAATAATTGCAAAGTTTTTGGTTGATAATCACTTGAAAAATTTCCATACAGTTTTTAATAAACTTCAATATTCATTACAGTTGAACATGATTGATTCAATTGCTGCTCACTTTGTGGATGCCACGGGATACGGCCAATTCCAAAATTACGACATTTTTGGAGAGTTTGCATATCAAATCATTCTTAATGGCAAAGTTCAAACAGATATTTTAATTAAAGCTGCTAATATTTTGAAAGTCTGTGCAGGATATAGATTTTCATTTAAAGATAAACTCGATTCATTACAGCTAAACCCCAAAGTAAACAACTCAATATTTAATAATTGATGGAAGTTAAAATGCAAAAAAAACAAATAGCGATCGAGTATGAGCGACTTAGATCGCTTTTTTCATCGGTTGATGAGAATAAAACAAAACTAGTTGATAGCCTTATTGGACAAGCAGCATTCATGAAGATCGAGCTTGGAATTCTTCAAGAACAGATTCGTAAGTACGGTTCAGTCCAGGTATCTAACAAAGGCTCACAACGGCAGACAGAATCCGCAAAGTATTATACCAAACTAATTAATTCATATGGTACAGTTATTAAAACACTCAATTCAATCATGGGTAAGAACGTCCAAGAAAGCGACGATGCATTTGATGAATTTCTTAAAAGAACAAGCGAATGAATTATTTAATTGATTATTATAATCAAATTGAAAACGGGAATATATTGATTGGTGAAGAGCTCAAAAAACAACTTGATATCTTATTGAGCGATTTAGATGATCCAAGGTACCTATTTGATGAAAGTCCGGGTAATCTTCGAATAGATTTCATACAAACTTTCTGTAAACATACAAAGTCACCGTTTAATGGAAAACCATTTATCCTAGACCTTTGGGAAAAAGCGATTATTCAAACAGCTTATGGGTTTAAGGTGAGAGATACTGGTCTAAGAAGATTTAATGAAGTTATCTTGCTTGTTGCCCGTAAGAATGGAAAAACAACCTTTGTCGCAGGAATAGATCTTGCTGAATTTTTCCTATCAAAAGGTGGGGTTGACATTGTATGTGCATCCAATACAAGTGAACAGGCTAATATTTTATTTGAAGAAATTAACAATATGCGAGAACAATCCCCATCTCTTTCAAATGAGAAGCGAAGCAAGAAAAATATATTTTTCATATATTCTCCAAAAACTAAGAATAAAATCAAGAAATTATCAGCACAAAGCAGAAATAAAGATGGTTATAACATTGAAGTAGGTTGTATTGACGAAGTTCACGAAATGACTGATTCAAAAGTCTATGATGCAATTAAGCAAAGTCAATCTACAAAGAAGGAACCACTTATCTTTATTATTACCACGGAAGGTACAACAGTTGGAGGCTTTCTTGATAATAAACTTGAGTATTGTAGAAAGATGCTGAGCGGTGAAATTAAAGATGAAAGAGTGCTTCCCTGGTTGTACACTCAAGATTCGACACAAGAAATCTATGATGATTCAAACACTTGGCAGAAATCAAATCCAAGTATAGGTGTAGTTAAACTCCGCTCATATTTAGAAGATGTCATGAATAAGTCAAAAAACGATCACTCAACAAGAGTGACCATGCTTTGCAAGGACTTTAATGTCAAACAAGTCGACCAGGGTGCTTGGCTATCATTTGATGATCTAAACAATGAAATGAAAAATGATATCAACTATATTAAAAATAGTTATGCTATTGGTGGAGTAGATCTTTCCTCAACTACAGATTTAACTGCAGCCGTTTTATTAATTCAGAAGAAAGATGATAATCGCAAATATGTCATCACACACTTCTTTATGCCTAGTGAGGTGGTAAAGAAAAGAATGGATGAAGATGGCGTTCCATATGATATCTGGGTTAAGCGAGGATTGATTACATTAACTGAGGGGAGCCAAAATGATTTTAGTCTTGTAACTCAGTGGTTTATGAAGATGATTCATGAATATCAGATAAGACCACTCTGGGTTGGATTTGATCCATGGAATTCACAGTATTGGATTAAAGAAATGGAAGATCTAGGATTCAATATGGAAAAGGTTAGACAAGGTGTCTACTCGTTATCTGAACCGATGAAACAGTTAGAAGCTGATTTAAAGAATAATATACTTGTTTACGATAATAATCCAATATTAAAATGGTGTTTAGCTAACACTCAAGCTAAAGTAGATTTGAATGGAAATATTCAACCTTCTAAACTAAATTCAAAATATAAACGAATAGATGGAACGGTTGCTCTTATAATTGCATACGCTGTTTTAAATCGATATAAGAATGACTATGAAAATATGTTATAATCACTGCATGGGGTGATAAAATGAATTATTTTAATGAAAATATAATGAGGATTATAGGGGAATTTAATAAAAAAATTAATTTTCCTATTTTTAATGTTAGTGTAGAATATAATGATAGTATTGTGGAATGCTATATTGACTATTTGGATGATAAAAATGAAGAACAGGTATATTACAGTAGCTTCGATAACTTATCAAAGATTAGTGATGAAAACATTGATATATCTGAGAATGAGCTAAAGATAATTGAAAAAATATTCAGTAAAAAATATGGTTTGCAATATGAGATACAAGGAATTAAGAAATATAAAGATCCACATCTGTATGTAATCATTTATAAGGATTTCAGTGGAAACAGCATGCTAGCAATTTATGACAGAGAAAAAAGACAATTCAGTGATTTTTTGAATTATCAAAAATATATATCCTTTGAGATATTAAGTTTGTATCTTCAGTTTAATAATTGGTACCAATTATACTTTTATCATGAAGGAAGTTATAGCAATATAAATGGACAAAAAATGGCTTGTTATGCAATTAATAAAGCGATGGATAACTATGGCATTGTGCCCAGTAACTTTGATGAACTGTATGAGAGTGATGGGGATTTGGATTATAAAACATTATGGGATAGTGGAAAACTATATCCGGATGTCGATTTACGAGTTGTTGATAATTTCCGATGTTTATTTACTGAAAGATCTCAATATAGTTATGGTGATGGATTTGAATGCGAAGAAATTTTTAGAAAAATCAGAAGAAAACAATATAACTTAATTAGAGAGAAACACAAGGTTAAGAATCTTGATTTTAATAATGAAACCAAATTCATACATTATGTCTACTCAACCTTAAAAGTATATAAAGAACAATTGAATACTGAAAAAGTAAAAATAAGTATAGAAAAAATAACTAAAATATGTGGGCAAATGAAAAGCAAGCAAATGAGAGACATTCTTGATTATTTAGTTGAAAATCATAAAGTTTCAATCTCCAAAGCATCACAAGGCTATTATTATAATGTATTAGAATAAGATTATTTCAAGGAGTTTGTTATGGCTATATTTAAAAGAAAAAGCAAAACTGGTTCATTTGATGCACTCCAGTTGATCAGTAACCTCAATACATTTTATACACCATTTGGAAACAACATATCCAATAGTGACGTTGTTAAGATATGTATTGACCGAGTGGCCAGCCAGTGCGCAAAACTAAAACCAAGATTTATCAAAACTGAAAATGATAAGACAGTAACCGAGAAGAAAGGTCGACTGTCTTTTCTTTTGAAATTTAAACCAAATGAAATCATGACGCCATATGATTTTATCTATAAAACAATCACATTGTTACTATTAAATGATAATGCATTTATTTATCCTAAGTTTGATAAACAAACCGGAGAGCTAAAAGGTATGTATCCATTAAGGCCAGTGACAGTTGAGATGATAGTTGATAGTGGTGATACGTATTTCATAAAGTTCTTATTTGATAATGGAGAGTCACACATTCTACCTTACGATAACATTATCCATTTACGTAAGCATTATGGACAAAATGATATCTTTGGTGGAACTGGATCATCAGGTGATCATGAAGCAATTCTTAAAACAATCTCTATCAATGATAGTTTGCTCCAGGGCATCGATAATGCGATTAAATCTTCAATGCAAATCAAAGGTATTATTAAGATGAATGGGATGCTATCAGAAGTAGATAAGAAGAAGCAAAGAGATCTCTTCGATACTGCATTATCAGAATCCATCAACACTAAAGGAAGTTCAATTATACCGATTGATTTAAAATCGGAGTACATTCCATTAAATGTTGATCCGAAACTCATTGATAAAGATACTCTAGAATTCTTGCAGTCAAAGATACTTGATTATTTTGGTGTATCTGTTCCAATATTTACAAACAAATATTCTGAAAATGAGTATAACTCATTCTATGAATCAACCATCGAGCCTCTTGCTATTCAATTAAGCGAGGCTTTTTCTTTAGGATTACTAACAGATAATCAGCTAGAACGCGGTGAAGAGATAATCTTCTATAGCGAAAGACTTCAATATGCATCCTGGAATACCAAGGTGACTGCGATTGAAAAGCTCATGAGTCTTGGAATTATGTCATTAAATGAATCAAGATCACTGTTGGGATTAGAGCCTATAGAGGGTGGAAATAAACGACTACAATCATTAAACTTTGTTGATGCCGACAAAGCAAATCTATATCAAGTAGGAGAGGAGGAAAAACTAGATAATGAAGATAACAGTTAACGGGAAAATATCAGAAGAAGCGATCAAAGTGGTCTTAAACACTCAAAAAGAGAAAGTTAAGATTATTGATGATTTCTGTAAACAAGAAAAGTTAGAAACTTTAGTTTATAAAGATTCAGAACTTGAGTATGAATATTCAAAAGAAGCGAAACAAGATAAACCTAAACCAAAGAAAGTGGAGGTAAGAACAGATGCTTAAAGAAACTAGATTAGCTGACGTTACACTAGAAGAATCAGAAGGCAAGATGATCCTTGAGGGATATGCCATAGTCTTTAACAATGAAACACTCATCGGCGATGAGAACTATGGATTTATTGAAGAGATAGATTCGAGAGCTTTATCAGAAACTAAAATGAAGGATGTTCCTATGAAATATAATCATATGGATTCCTTTTTAATTATTGCTAGAACTAAGAATCAGTCCCTGCAGTTATCAATTGATAGTATCGGATTAAAAGTTAGAGCGGAGCTTCTTGATACGAATACAAACCAGGATATCTATAAAATGGTTAGAAGTGGTTTGTTGGATAAGATGAGTTTTGCTTTTACAGTTGATGAACAAGTATGGAACCGTGAAGGTAAAATACCAAAAAGAACAATTACTAAAATTGAAAGATTGTATGATGTGTCGGTTGTGGATACTCCGGCATATGATGCATCTAGTATATATGCTCGTTCTTTAGAGTCTATGGAGTTAGAACTAAAGACTATGGATTTAGCAGAGC